TTTTAGGTGTCACTCCCTCTCTGATTTCCACCGTAGCGCAGAACTCTTCATAGGACATATGCCCCATAGACTTCATTGCTCGGCTTGCTTGTTGTAGCTCTCTTTCGTTCCAGTCTTTACTCACGCAGTTTCCTCCACGAACATCCAGGATTGAGGCGGTCTTTCGATCGGTTTCGCTCCGTTGCAACCGCAGTCGCTCTCGTCGAACTCATACCCCCTGCCATCAATGAAGTATTTGCAATCGTCGCATCTGTCGCCGTCATAGTAAGATTTGCAGAACGCCTTGAACTCACCCAACTCCCTCGGCTTGTCGTAAATCACAATGTTGGAGATGTGCCAAGCAAACAAGCGCATAGATGTTGCTCCGTATGCGTTCAGCTCCACCTTGGGTATGCACGATTTTTGAATAGCCGTTATTTCGACCTCTATATCATCGTTGCCGAACACATTGAGCGATTGGTAGCAATAATCAAAATTGTTGTTGATGCCGCGCTTTCCGATCGTGTCTATTCGTCCGCATACAAACTTGCAGGCAACTTTGCCCAGATATTCAAGCATCCACACTCGGTCTTTCGGGGGAATGAGGTTAAAGGATCTCATATCTTTTGAGCAGTAAAGGAAAACCGTTTTGCTCCAATCCTCTGATTTGGGGAAGGTCTTTCCGACTTCAACCGTTTTTTTGCCTATCAGAATGAGATATAGCCAATATGGCTTAATACTCCTCAGAACTGCTTTCATCGGTACTACCTCCGTAAACCTTTTCGTATTCCTCAAACGAGAGGAAAACTGTTTTTCCTACGTCGGAGCTTTCAAAGCTTCCGTCGTCCCATAGCTCCGTTTCGTCCACCCCTCTGTCGTATTTCGCCCATTCGTATCTGATGCCGTCCTCGGTGAGTTCAATGCGATCAATCTCCGCTTCAATTCTGCCGAATTGATCGGGGATATATACCTTATCCCCAACCTTGCAGATGGGAAAAACTGCGCCGCTTTCTTCGATGTATTTTGCCAAAAACTTGGTGAAGCCGCCGATTTCGCTCCCTGCATCTTTTAATGCTTTTGCCGCATCTTTCGCAGCGTTGATTACTCGTTCAAACCGTTCTGTCGTTTCCATACGGTTCCTCCTTTGCTCGTGTCTTTTTTTCATTCGTGCGGACGAAGACTCGCTGTGCAAACATCCGCAACTCTTTTGATGGCTATACGGATAGGCGAAGTGGTCCTTGCGGAGAACGACGATCCGCTTGCACTCACATTCGCATATCCAATAGCTGCGGTGGTTCTCGGTGTGATGAAAACCGAGGACTTTGAGCCGGCCGTATCTGTTGCCGGTGATGTCAACAAAATTAGCTCTTGGCATCTCTCGCTCCTAAATCTCCGAAGCGATCTCTGAAATCCAAAACGTCGGTGTATTTGACGTATATGAAAGTGTCGTCCTTGAAGCCTTCGATGCAAAATTTGTTGAAATCCTTTCGCTCGGACACAAGCCAATGCGCCTCTCGCATTATTGCCGCCAGGAACAGATACGGAACGGTGAGCTCCTTGGTTTCGGTGCCGAATGCGGATATTACTTTTTCGTATTTAACCTGAGATTTGAATTTGCGGTATGCAGCCGTGTCGGTTTCGATCTCCATTCCGAACGTGGTGCCGTCAAATTCGATGGCGTGAAGATGTTTGCTCATTCCTCTCCCTCCAAAAACTCGTAGCAGAGGTCCGTGATATCATCAAGGTGGATCGTTCCGCATTCAGCTTTGTCAATAAGGAATTTAGCAAATTCTTTTACCGTTTCTTCAACCGGCGCAACGTCCGCACAAGGCGCCTGCTCCAAAACTCTTTTTACGCTCGCTTTATATGGCAAGTCTTGCGGGAGTCTCCGCAACAGGTCGCGCCTGTCTATGTACTCGGCCTTGTTTTCCATATCATCCTCCTATTCCGTATCAAATATTGACATTTGAGCTTTTTGAGATGCCCATATATCCCACTCACCCATAGCGCAAATCTTATAAAGGCTTTGGCGATACAAGCTCTTCGGGTGAGTAAGCGGAAGCTTGGGATCCTTCCAATTCAGCCGGTCGCACAATCGCTGTGCTTCCCAATAAGTCAGCCTATCCGCGATAAGCTCTGCGTCCTTGCAGCGATGATCTCCGCTCAACAGAATGTGCGTATACGGTCCATCCGAGCGAAACACGCACATATTCGGGCGAACACAGGAGTCCATCTTCTCCCCATCAGCCAACCTTGCCAACAAGCCGTTTCGACGCGCAATTTCCTCAATCGAAAGAGGAGAGTACAATCCGCAGGTGATTAGTCGTTCTCTATGTCCGTTCATCGCTTACTCTCCTATTCCAAGCGGCAATAGCATCTCTCTTGCTATCATATTTCAGCATCGTTTGTTCTTGGCAATCTTCGTTACTACACCGCACATACCAGTACACATTGCACCAAGCAAACGTCTGTGTTGACACAAGTTCGGCTTCGCATCCACATTTGCACGGCTTCAATTCATTCGGCATTTTCGTTGCTCCTTTCAAATAAAGCGATTTGCCTCGCGTCTTTTCGCTGTTCTCTCGGCTTGTATTCCTTGGGGTTTTCCCCGAGAGCATCTATTGGGTTGAGCTCAAAGCTCTTGCATTTGTTCGGTCTTTTGCAACTGTTGTAATTCAAGCATTCGCGCTTGACCTCGCAATAGCAACTATCCCCATAGACCAAGTTCGCGCAGTAGCGGCAATACTGTTTCATTTGCTTTCCCTCGCAATGAGGTCAAGAATTAGCGGCTTGCATTTTTCGTGTATTTCCTTTTGAACTGCTGCGCTTGCAAGCTCGTGTGTGAAAATCGGTCTGCCGAGCACCTCTTCGCAAAATTTATGTACATCAGCAAAATCATTTGTGAGAAGAAAACCCGTATAAGCGCTTATTAAAACTGCCTCTTCTTTTTTCATTTGTTCTTTCCTTTCTTGAATTCTTTGCATTTTCCTTCGGGTATATATACGGGGTACAATGCATAGGAGCCGTTTTTGCAAAATGTCTTGAAGCACATACCGAACACTCCAAATTCGCCGTCGCGATTGGTATATGCTCTCGGCTCCTTGAACTCTGCAAAATGAGCGCATTGGTAGCAATATTCGCACGGTTTTTCCTCGATCGACTCCCCGAAGATGTTCAGTTGCTCCGGCGCGTTCACGTCAGCGCCTCGATTTCCTTGCGAATGTCTGCCGCGCTCTGACCTTTCCTCACGCCGACCATTATGGAGGGCGGTGTCGGCATAACCTCATTCAGAGGGCGCCACAGGTGGAGGCAGTTCGGCACATTGTTGACGTAATCGCTCTTGGCAGGGTGGAACTGTACCACGACCTCGTCATCGTGGAAAAACATATCTTTCAGACGGCACATTTCGTCCCAGGTCGGAGTGTGGCTTCTCTTATAGGGAGCCACGCTGACGTGCTCCCACCCTCCACCGTTCGACCAGATCACCGAGCCGTAAGCTCTGCCGCCTTGCCAAATCTCACCGCAACCACCGTCCACAGAGGATTGACGTATCAGCAGATTTGTCGTGCCTTTCAATTCTTCGTTCGTCTTCATATCCCTCTCACCTTTCCTCACAGTTGATATACACAGAGTCCTCGTCGTAGTCCTTGTCAAGTTCGACGCGGATCCACTCGCGCTCGATGCAGGACAGGTAAAGAATGAACGGAGGGCAGTAGCGAAGCTCAGAAAGCGACAGGTCGCGAAGATCGGCCTTAAGATGCAGCTCGGTGCCGCAATAGTCCCAACGGAGTCTGAAGCGGACATCGCCGGTCTTTTCATTGCTGGATTTGTTTGTGGAGAGTTCTACCACATATCCGCGTTTGCAGTAAAACTCGCTTTCATCATCGGTAACAGACATCGTGCAATCTATAACTGCCTGCCGTTCGTCACCATATTCGATTTCGTCTTCGTCAAAATCGTCTTTGTCGAAAACATATTCAAGATGCTTTTTGTATTCCTCGAAGATCTCCGACAGCTTAATGACGTGCTTTTCGCGTGCCGCGTTCAGCTCGGTGCTTCCGTTGAATAACGCTCTTGCGCCGTCGCAAACACTGCCATATTTGTCAAGGTCGCTATCGCGAAGCGAGGCGTTCAGAATTGCGGTAATCTTTTCTACCATTCTGCCGAGATCGCACGTTTCCACGGCCTGCAAGAACAACGGGGCAATGCGAGCTTCCATTGCTTTTTTTGCATCGCCGCTATATCCCATCTGACTTTCGCAGACCCTCACGACCATTTCATTGATTTTGTCGGCAACAATCTTTTCAATAGTGCCGTCCTGCATTTTTTCCTCAAATACCTTGTTTATCAAGTCTTTCATTCTTCATCTTCCTCCAAAAGATAATTTTTCCCGAACAGCTGACGGAACTCGTCAACCGTCCATCCGTAGTGTTTCATTGCGATTTTTTGAACTTCTGATTTGAGCGCCTTGTCTACCTCGGCGTTTACGTGAACGGCGTCCTCCCCGAAAATATGACAACGGAAATGACACAGGGGAACTTTTAAGCCGTAGTGTTCAGATTTTTTGCGGAACGGTCCTCCAAATACGTGGTGTACATCAAGAGGATCGCTCCCTCCGCGTCTGCCGCAGAGGTAGCAACGCTCTTTGTTTGGTTGTATTATGCTTTTTGCCATAAAACTCCCTCAGGGCATCAACTGCCCAAGTGTTTTGCGGTACCAATCAATATCCTCGGTGTTGCCGAAAAACTCCGTCCTCATAAACACGACTTTATTGACGGTGTGAAACCGCATCTTGTTTCTTTCCATCTCCGGCAATGGCTGATTGCAGACGAACGTTCTGCATACCGCAGGGCGCACTTCGTAGATCAAGCATTTTCTTGTCCGTTCATCACGGAAGGGGCAAGTCAGATCCACGCCCGTGGCCGCGTTGTGCCGTTGCTCTTTGATGGGGTGCTTTTTCATATATGCTTTTATATCTCTGACCTCGCGCTCTGAAAGAGGGAGAAGGTCGCTGCAACATTGCCCGCAGTTTGAGCATTTGCCGTTGCAAGTATGGTCTGTTACAAAACAGGTCTGTTCGCTCATTTGTTGCCGCCTTTCATACGCAGGTATTTTCTATATCCCTGCTTTTTTCGCTGAATTCTGCACCGCTCGCAAATGCGGTTAGGCTGACGCTCGTAGAACGTGGCGCCGCATCGTCCGCAATACTGAGGTCGAATGCGTTGGAACGAGGAGCAGGCGTCGCAGTTTGTTTCTCCTGCGGTGCAGCCTTTGACCTTGTCCCAGTGCTGACACAGATTTCTTTGCCAATTATCCTGGTCGTCGAAATGCTTGCGGATTTGGTATGTAAGTAAGCTTACCAACTTACTCATTTCTTCCTTGACCTCGGCTTTCTCTTCAACGGACATTAACAGCTTTTGTCCGATGCGTCGTTCCGGGCGATTATCGCCCCACTCACCGTCACCGAGCATTTTGCTCACCTTTGCGAGATTTTCCGTCAAATAGACGGTAAACACCTTGCCGCGTATCGCCTTTGAGGATTTCCCAAGGACGCGGCTCATACTTTCGTAATTGCTTCCGTCTTTTATCATTTGGCAGAGGGTTTGTATCTGCTCCTCCGTCCAAAGAGTGTGATTGTCGGCTTTGAGAGGTCGTTCTTTTATTCCAAGATCGTTCACGCGCCTTTGTATCGCGCCCTCTGATCTGCGCAATCTGTCCGCTATTTCGGGGTAAGTGTAACGGTATGTGCGAAGCAGTCGGAGCAATTCTTTGTCCTCGGCTTCAGTCCATTTGGCGTTATGAGGCTTTACTACGCATTTGCGCTTGAAATCCTCGGTGCGCTTCGCTTTCACCCAATCGGGCTCAGCTCCGAGCGCGTTTTCCTCCAAACGAGAGAAATCTATCAAGTGCTTGTTCTTCTCGGCAAATTCCCAAAACTCGTCTATATCGACCATTCTGAAAGAGCAGTCTTTGACTCGCTGCATATGTATTTTCAGACCCGCCTCGGTGAACTTTTGCAACTGCCATTCGTAACCGCCCGAAAAGCCAAGCTCTTTAATAAGCACGTTGAATGATATCATTGCGGAATTTTCAAGGTGTGCGCCCAGGCCGAGCCGCGCAACTCTCACAATAACGGCATCTCGGGTACGACCGAGACGCTTTGCGATTGCATCTGCGCTATACATACCCCATTCCTCCGCGAGCTGTTCTTCCTCCTCTCGCGTCCAATTCTTTCCTTTTCCCATTTCAGACCTCCATATCGAATATGCTGAGCTGAACGGACTCGGAAATCTTGGCTTTTGCCTTTGGCACGATTTTCGGTGCCGGCTCTTCTTGCGGCTCTTCCGCAGGCTCCGAGGGAACAACCTTGAACATAGCATCTACGGCTCGCAGGATCCTCCGAGTGTTCCATACCACAGAACAGTAGAACGGTGTAATGTAGGTCTCCCTCTCCATAGGTGCATAGAGAGGATCCCCTGTCAGCGGTTCCGTCAAGCTGTTGCCGATAACGATGTACCCGGGACACCCCAAGAGCGAGAGTTGTATGTAAGCCATCATACCTACCGTGTGGTCGATGTCTTGACCGACAAAAAGCACATTTTGCTGATAGTTCAGCTTTTGGTCTCTGCAAGCGTTGGCGAATGCGATTAACATAGCTCCACCGCCCACGCAACAATCGCTCACAGAGATAAATCCTTTGTGTTCAAGCTCGGTTGTCGCTGTGCCAACATTCATAACCGCCATCATCTTGCTCACGCAATAAGGGGTGAAGAATTGACCGGCATTGGCGTTTCCGAGGTCGAGCCTCATATACAACTCTCCGAGAAAATCTTGATCGGGGTTTGTTTCCAATGCGATAACCGTCATAGAGAGGAGGCGAGCTACCGCCTCCAACTCCGTGGCGGTGTAGCGCGAGGCGATTTTCAGATATTCCGCTTCGCGCTTTTCGCGGTGTACGGTGTCAACGGCATTCGATATTGAGTATGCAGCCATATGAACGAAATCGCTCCACACTTGCCAACGCTGACGTGTTCTGCAGAGAACGTCGAAATCCTTTTGGAATTCCTTGTGGTCGTCGTTGATATATCGAATTTTAGCCATCGTTATTCGTCCGAGCCGTACATTTCTCTGAGCTGATCCATAATCTTGTCCGTGGTTTCGGCATCAAGATCCTTGTCGACGTCCTCCTCGTCAACCGCACCGTCAACCGCACCGTCAACCGCATCGCCAACCGTTTCGTCAACCTCTTCGGCAGGCTTATCCTTGTCAATGAAAAGAGGGTGAGTACCGTCGCGGAGTTGCTTTTCATCGTCGCTCATTTCATAACCAAGCAAGGTCAGCCATTCATAGAGCGCATTGAGCTTCAGATTGTTTTCGTGACGCGGGAATTCATATCCGTATCCCGTGAAATATGTACTGTCAGCAGCATCTCCGAACGCGGCATACACGATACGAGGATAAACCTTTACGCCCTGCGCCTTGATAGCCCCCAAGGTCTTTTCGTATTTCGCGTCAGAATACCCGGCGTTCTCGACGCCAAGTGCATCATAGATAGACGTGGAGTTGCTACGCACCCAAGTAATGACGTGGAGCGTGCTTGCGATAACTGCGCCTTGGAGCAGATCGGCAATATTCTTGCTTGTGCCGTTGAAATTTTTGATGAAATCAGATCTCAGCTTGTACAGGTCAGCCGCAAGCTCGGTCAACTGTGCTCGCGTTTCCGCAATGTACTTTTCACGGTCGATTTCGGCCTGCGGACGCTTTTGAGGTTTCGCCTTGGGTCTCTCTACGTAGAAACCAATGGTACCCCAATCCTCGTCAATGCAGTAGAACAGCTTTCTCGGATCGTCCTCTTTGAAATCCACAAGAGGAGTTTCGGGATCCCATTCGTGAAAACGGATATTGGTGTCAACGATCTCGTATTTGCTACCGTAGGTCTCGCTGCGGGTGATTTTCCTCGCGTGGAGCTTCTTGACATACTCCTTTACCAACGGGAGCTTCTTTGCGATATTCTGCTTTTTGAGCTTGTTGTTGATGGTCTGATTGAAATTTGCGGTACCGATTTCTTTGAGGCATTCGTTTCTCTGCTCGATATCGTCAATCTGAGAGAGGCGGTCGAAATCCTCAAGGCTCAACTGACGTGCGGACACTTCTTTGAGTGTGTTCTGGTCGAGCTCTGCCATCTTCAAGCGACGGCGAACGGTGGACTTGGAGAAGCCCGTCTTTTCCGCGATGCTCTCAACGCTCTCTCCGAAATCAAACATCATTTGGAAGCCCTGCGCCTGCTCGAATACCGTAAGATCCGAACGTTGCATATTTTCCAAAAGCATTGTTGCCACCTGATCCTTGGCCGACATCTCCACGATTACACAGGGCAGTTCTTTCAGACCCGCGAGCTTCGATGCCCCCATACGTCTGTGTCCGATGATAACGGTATATCCATCGTCCACATAGGCGTTTTCACGAGAGTACATATTTTTGGCAACCTCTTTTGTCACTCCCTCTGCCTTGCACATTGCGATATACTCTTCGACCGTAAGATAGTGTCCTTTTACAACGGTCAAGTTCTGCATAACGCCCTTCGCCTTGATACCGTCGGCAAGCTCTGTGAGGTCGCCAAGGTCTTTTCGGGGATTGTCGGGGTGAGGATAAAGCTCGCTGATAGGGAGATAGACAAGCCTGTTTTCTGCGGTCGGGGTTTCCTCTTCCTCGTCGGGAAGAGCCGCGAGCTCAGCTTCAAAGTCCTCGTTGTCTTTCAGCCTTTCGATCTGCTTGCGCAGTTCCTCTTGGTCGGGAATGGTGTTGTCACCGATACCGTTATTTCGGTAGTAGTCGCATTTCAGTTCGGCACCGACGTGCTCACAGCTTCGTCCGCACTCTCTCTGCAGCGGACATCTCTCGTTTTTGATTTTCTTTGCCATAAAATTGCTCCTTTTATGTTGACCGTATTATACGGCGCGGTCCCGCTCGATATTAGATTGTTGCAATTTGCAAGATAACCTCCGTGCGAGGATTATCTGAATAGAATTTTCTGACCTGCGCATCAACGATACACTTGTCGTCGTCATAAGCAACGCCGTTGAGCGCATCTGCGATCAGTTTGCCGATATTGTCAAAATCGGGTTTGACGGTCGGCCGTATTTCACCGCTTCGCATTTTCTGCTGAACGGTTTTAGATTTGCTTTTCGGGATAGGAAGATACGCTATCACTCGCATATCCACGTATGTACCACTCGGGAAGCGGTAAGCACCGCAGGCTTTCTTATACGCCCACGCGACCAGAGCTTCTTGTGTTCGGGTCTGCTCTTGGGTGTACTTTGCTCCTGTTTTTCGATTGTAACCTACGCGCTGCCATCCTTTCGGCTCGCCGGGTACGGCGAAGCGTATCATTTTTTATCCTCCAATAGATTTGGCGTTTCGGGTGCATCGAGCTGATTGTAAGCTCGATTAAAAATAAAGTCCCACTCTTCATCTTTTTTCTTGCGAATATTCTGTGCTTCCAAGAGAAAAGTGTCTGTTTCGGGGTGGAGTTGGCGCACCTTGTTCATTGTCGCCGAGAGAGCCGCAGGGAGCGTTGCCGCCTGTAATGCTCGTTCGTATGCAGGTTTGTAAAGGTCCATAAACGCCAAACGGTCAAGACCTTCCTTTTGCCCGGCGTAACTGCCTCTGCTCAACTCTTTAAGATGCCCCCATCCGATTGTTTCCACAACACGCTCGATAAGCGGTGGAAACGTCGGACGTCCCCAAGAAGATCCTCCTGTCGCGTGCATAACGTCCATTACTGCCGTCCATGCGACATCGGGCGGTATCAGTTCGGGGTGGAGTATTTCAGCCATAGCCTCTCTGATTTCCGCTATACTTGGTGGCCACTTATTGCTTGCTATGTGCTTTGTAACCGCAAGCTCGACGGCGGTTTTATCGTCGTCCTCGAAGAACGCATACCAAGCTGTTACCATTCCCGGTATGCTTTCCTCTTTGAAGCGGTCGGGGTATGACATCACGATCACCGTTACAATGTCGAGAAGTTCTGCCTTTTTCATTCATCGCATTCCTCCCGCATTCTCGCGAGGACACCAAGCGCTCCTGTCGGTTGTCCTGTTTGCGCCGTAGGCTTATCGTCGTATTTATGTTCAAGGATTTTGGATATGTTGGTGGGTCGCATCATCCAATCGAAATCAGCGCTCCAATTCCGTCCGTTTTCGCCTTTCATAAAAGACGATGCCTGCGCTATTCTGAATACCTGCTCAAAGACTGCGAGATCTCCGTATTTTCTCCACCGAGCCGCAACCGCCTTTTTCCGCTCACCGTCTATATCCTCAATGCGAGGGTAAGACACACAGATCTGATGATACAGTTCCATAATCTTTTTGAACGGACAGGGGGAGGGGCGAGGGGGTGGAGGTGATACCGCCGCGGGCGGTATGCCTATATCCTCTCCCTCTATCTCTCGCTCTTCATCTCTGATATCTGTATCTCTAATATCTGATATCTTATCTCTATTCTCTGTGGACACATCTTCGGACACATCACTGTACACATTGTGTTCAGCGTTGTGTTCGGGTGGCGGGAGCGATTGGCTTTGCTGTTGCGCTCGCAATCTGCGGTTTCGCTCGGCGTAGTCTGTTTCGCTCCCGACAAGGTTTTTGTGATCGGAGAGAACGAGGACTCCGTCCTGGTCTTCGTATATCAGACCAAAGGAACGGTAGAGATTGAGAGCCACGCGGATTGTGTCGGCAGAAAACCATTTGCAATCCCTCTGTATCTTTTCGACATCGTAAGGAATAAGGATTTCACCAATCTGCCGCGAGAGCTTCCCGTCTGTGTTGATGGTCTTAAGGCAGAGCATTTGATACAGGACAACGTAGTTTGCGCCGTTCGGTTGGCTCATAAGGTAGTCAACCGTATCAGAGGACATAAACGACTCTTTGAGCTTTATCCAATAGTATCGTTTGCCTGTTGCCATTTGCTACACCCCATTTCAGAACGGCAGATCGTCGTCGGGGTTGATTTCCTCAAACTTGGGTGCAGCTGTGGGCGCGTAGGCATCGGGTACATATCCCGTCGTGCCGGGGATAAACGAGCCATTTGCCGCAGGCTGATTGTCGGACTTGCTATCAACGAACATTGCCTCGTCCGCAATAACCTCGGTAGCGTAACGCTTCTGTCCTTGCTGATCCTGCCAAGAGCGCGTTTGGATTGCGCCGGTGATGCAGAGCGCAGAGCCTTTTTTGAAATACCGAGAGATAAACTCTGCGGTCTGTCGCCAAGCGACAACGCTGATGAAATCGGTCTGTTGCTGTTCCTGGTCTTTGGCATACTTCCGATTGACCGCGAGCGTGAACGACGTAACAGAAATTCCCGTTGTGGTCTGATTCAGTTCGGGGTCGGCGGTCAGTCTGCCTGCAAGAACGACCTTGTTCAGATTAAGGCAGCTCATTCTGTTACCTCCTCTGCTTTGGTCGGAGGGATAATTACGTGATAGTCGATAGCGTACTCAACGCCGTCAATTTTCATTTCGGCGTGAGCGACGGAGATGCCCGAACGCATAATCGCGTTGATGGCTTCGATAACCTCCTTGGGAACATCTTTGCCGTCGTTGCCGACCGTGATAAGAACATTAGCCAACATTCTGCACGTCCTCCTTCTTGGGATCCTCTTTCGGCTCTTCCTCGCCAAAGAGAACTTTTGCAAAGTCCTCAACCTCGTGCGAATAGTGCGACTTTCCGAGGAACTTCTTGAACACCTTGACCGCAAATGCGTTTTCCACAAGGGCGCGGTATTCTACGAGAGGGA